TTCCAGAATTTCACCCCCACGACCGCGAGCGCTTGATTCGTTTTAAGCTTAAGTACCGTTTTTGGGGGACATCGCTTGAAGGTACGCGTCAAGTATTTACTTACACAGAAATCCTTACGGACGACATTATCGAGGAATACATCAATGATGAGCTTATTGACTCGCGCCCTAATCCGCTCGGCACTATTCCTGTTATCCATATTCCAAATGTTCGTATTAGCGGTTCTCCTTGGGGGCTGGCTGATTGTCATGATATTACCAACATTAACCGCGCTTATAATGAAACAGCTACTGATGTATCTGACATTGTCAATTACCACGCTGCGCCGGTTACTGTCATCATTGGAGCGAAAGCGTCTCAATTAGAAAAGGGCGCTAACAAAGTATGGGGCGGACTTCCAAAGGACGCTAAGGTTGAAAACCTTGAAGGCGGTTCACAAGGACTAAAGGGCGCTATGGAGTTCATGGCTCTTCTTAAGAAAACTATGCACGAAATGATTGGTGTGCCTGAGACCGCTCTTGGTCAAGCACAGCCAATCTCCAATACCTCAGGTGTTGCCCTTTCTATTCAGTTCCAGCCTTTGATGGCCCGCTATCACCAGAAAATCATTCAATACGCTCGAGGTTTAGAGCGCGTAAACGAGCTAATTCTTCTTAGCCTTGCTATCAAAGAGCCAGAAGTTTTAACATGGGACCCTGCTACAAACGTTAAGCTAAAAAGAGGTCAACTAGACCGCTTGGATCCACAAGACCCTCTTACCTACCAGTCTTATGTGCATTTCCCACAACCTCTGCCTCTTGACAAGCTTATTGCGCTTAACGAGATCCAATCTAAGCTTTCACTTGGTATTGAATCCAAGGAAGGCGCACTACGTACTCTTGGCGAAGAGTTCCCTGCAGAGAAGTTAAACGAAATCCGCCAAGAACTTATGGATGACGCTGTTGCAGATGGCGCACTTAAGCTTATGCAGGTTCAAATTGAGCAAGAAATTGCTGAATTAACTGGAACTATGCCTAACCCAGAAACTGCTGGTAAGCCAGGAGTTGCAGGAGAAGCTGGGGCACCTCTGCCAGCAATGATGCCGCCTACAATGGATGAGGCTCTACAAGTAGCCGATATGGGAGAAGCCGACCTCCGCAACAAGTTGGTAACTGAAGCTTATGGAACCGTTCTCCCACAGAGGCGTAATCCAGAAGAGTATGAAAAATAAAAGCGATTTACGCTGACAATTTCATACTAAACAGCAAGAATAAAGATACATACGTTAGGTCATATGTGCTACGAGCTTAGGCTCATTCGGAAAACGACCCAGAGAACACAAAGGATGTACGATGGAAACTGCAGAAAATATGGCTGCTGCCTTTGAAGGCGAAGCCGGTACCGCTCCAGTTGTAAACGTGTCGGGCTTTGACGCTCCGGCTGTTACTACTACGACCGCTGTTAATTCAAAATTCTATACGGATGATGATTTAGCAAAGGTTCGTTCTCAGGAGAAAGAGAAGCTTTATCCTCAGATTGAATCTCTGAAGGAAGAACTTGCTTCTATTAAAAAAGAAAAAGAAGAGGAAAACACTCGTCGTGCTGATGCTGAAAGAGCAGAAGCAGAACGTCTAAAAGCTTTAGAAGAAGGAGAGTTGTCCGCTAAGGACCTCCTACTAAAGAAAGAGGGCGAGTGGAAGGAGCAGTTGGAACGTGAGCGCCAAGAACGTGAACGTGCCTTCGCTCTTCTGGAGCGCGAAAAGACTTTTGCAGATTTGCAGGCGTACCGCCAGCAAACGCTTGAATCTGAGCGCGAAGCTATCATTCCTGAACTTCTCGATCTAGTTAGCGGAAACACCCGCGAAGAGATCGATGCAAGCATCGCAGGTTTGAGAGAGCGTTCAGCAAAAATTCTAGAATCCGCGCAATCTGCTATGCAGAACGCACGGAGAGAAATGAAAGGGACGAGTATCACTACTCCTCCAGCCGGACCATTGGAAACTAATACGGAGCAACGACAGTTTACGGCTGATGAAATTGCAGCCATGCCGATGAACGATTACGCTAAATACAGGAGTCGACTTTTGAGCCCTAAAGCTCAGGGACAGACTCGCGGCTTATTCGGTTAAACCCAAAATCCCATATCCCAATAAACAAGGAGTCAATAAATAATGGCATCTGGTATTACAGGTACCGGCAACTTAGCCGCAGCACCTACAGCGTACTCAGGTACAAACACACAACTGACTCAAGCGATTCAGACAATCTGGTCCAAGGAAATCTTGTTCCAGGCAATGCCTATCCTTCGCTTTGAGCAGTTTGCAGTAAAGAAGACAGAACTAGGTGTTGCACCTGGTCTTCAAATCAACTTCATGCGTTACAACAACCTTGGCTTCGCAAGCGGCCTTGTTGAAGGTGTACGTATGCAGACAAACGCGCTTACAGCGCAACAGTTCTCAATCACTGTATCTGAGCATGGTTATGCTCTTGCAGTTTCAGAACTACTTCTAAACGCATCTTTTGATGACGTAATGGCTTCAGCCTCACGTCTTCTAGGTCGTAACATGGCTGTCTATCTAGATCAGCTTTCACGCGACACACTATACGCAGCAACATCAGTTATCTACGGTGAAGACCGTTCAGGACTAACAGCTGCTAACGATTGGTACGGTTACGGAACTGTAGGCACAACTCGTGCAAGCATGACAGGTAACTTCCACTTGACACCTCACACAGTCAAGGACGCAGTTGAGACACTCTCAACCAAGAACATCCCACGCCTAGGCGAGACCTACGTAGCGTTTGTTCACCCACACCAGTCACGCCGCCTACGCGACATGCCTGAGTTCATTGAAGTAACAAAGTACGCAGCTCCAGGAAACTTCATGCTAGGTGAAATCGGTCGTCTATACGACTGCGTATTCATCGAAACAACACAGGTTCTTAAGGTTGCTGGCGGAGCTGGTACTTCATACACAACTGACACAACTGTTGCTAACCCAACAGTAACTGCTGGTGGAGGTTACATCACTCCTGCTACAAAGACAGGTAACGGTGGTTCAGATCGCTATGCAGCTCTATTCATTGGAGACAACGCATTCGGTCACGCTATCTCACTTCCTGTTGAACTTCGCGATGGCGGTATTCTTGACTTCGGTCGTGAGCACGCTCTTGCTTGGTACTCAATCTTCGGACTTGGTCTAATCACTGACCAGTCTGTTGTTATTGCAGAAACCAACTAAAAACTTAATAGGTTGGGGGCCCTTCGGGGCCCCCAATTACCAACTCACAGTCATTAATTAGGAGAATACAAATGGCAAGTAAAGTAAAGCCTACGGACGTCACAGGACGTGCCCGTGAGGAAGCGCTAAGCGCTAATGCGGAAGCACTAGCTGAAAGCGCAACAAGAATGAGCATGGCTACCGCCGAAGCCCAGATTAAACTTGAAACAGAAGTTATTGATGCAACTGTTCCTGACCGTCAGACTGTTATTGTGGATGACCCAATTCAGATTGGCAAGCAGGATGAGACAGTAGTTATCCGCGTTATGGAGGACATTGAAAATATGACCCTCGGAGCTGGAAACAACTACAACTTTAAAGCAGGTCAAAAGTACTCAGTAACTAAAACTGTTGCTACACACCTTCAAGAAAAAGGTTATTTAGCCGGAGTTATCTAGGCCTTAATTTATACGGCGGAGCGGGCATTCGTGCCCGCTTCTTCGTTTATACGGACTTTTTATTTTATCTCGCCTACCATTGTAGGGGCGATGTTAGGAGATGTAAGTGGCGGTATTAACTGATCTGTTATCTAGAATGCGCCTCGAACTTGGAGATGCTCCAAAACAATTTAAATACTCGGGCTTAGGCACAGGTTCAGAAAAAGATTACTATGTTAATGTAAAGCCTTTAGATCTAAGCTCTTTAGTAGTAACTGTGGCTGGTACACCTGTGTCTTACCCAACTGGGTATACTGTAGAGGTTGACTTAGGAGTTATTCACTTTGTTACAGCTCCCGCAAATAACGCAGCTATTGTAGTTACAGGTCGGCATTTTAGATATTTTACTGACACTGATTTAACTACCTTTTTAAACACAGCTATTGAGCAGCACACTCATAATAAAACTGATAGCTATGGAAGTCGAATAACCTTAAGTAAAATCCCAGTTATTGAAGAGTACCCTTTAGTAATCTTGTCTTCTATTGAGGCTCTTTGGGCCTTAGCTACAGACGCTTCTTTTGACATTAACATTTTTGCTCCAGACGGTGTGACCATCCCACGATCTGAGCGTTTTCATCAACTTTCTAATATGATTCAGCAACGCAGAGAGCAGTATAAAG